TGCGTATGCTTTTATTTGATTAGAACTATTTATATATTTCCACAATCTTGCTTCATGATTGCCTGCAAGTGCGTCAGTAATTCCAAGTTGAGCCAAGTGTTGAAGTCCGATTGAAATATCTTCGTTCACCGGTTCACCTTCGCTATCTTTATTTGAACCCATCCACGCAAGTGTATCTGTGAAATCGCCAGCGTGAATAAATCTATCCGGCTTGAAACTTTTTTTCGCTTTAAGAATTGCGGTAATCGCCGTTGGGTCAGCGTGTGTAGCGTGACTACAACCAACGACCATGAACTTCTTCCAATTTCTTACGACAGATGCCATTAGATAATTGAACTAATAACTTGCTTCTTTGTGTATTTACGCAAGGTAATTCTTTTAAGTCTAATGTTGGTAACACCGCCAGCTTTTTGATAAAGTGAGCATACATCTGGATACCGGGACGCAATATCAATTAAGAATTGTGTATTGTTGTCATTTCTGTCCGGTATTCCTTTTTCTTCGAGTTCTGTTTTGATGCCACCTTCTGCCCAATACTTTGTCTTTGGACACAACCAATTTATTTTAACCGTAGCACCGTATTCCTTAAATGAACGGAGGGTGCTTTCAAAATCTTCACCGGAGGACTGCATTGGTCTTGCACCAACGAACACAACATCACCGGCGTAACAACCCATAAATATACCACAGATAAACTTTAATCCGATTGCAACTTCCTCACGCATATAAAAAGCATTTGCCACCGGGCAGATACCCCAAAGCTTCAAGCCATGCTTTTCGCAAATCCCGAAACCAATCTTTGCAATAGCGTCAATGGTTGGTCGAACTTCGACAAGGTTTTTTCCTGTGCTATCTGGTTCCATCAACATTGAAACATCATCATCGATTTGGATAATGCGTGTTCCCTTTTCGTAATACTTAACTATAAATCTACGCTGGTGTGCGACTCCGAGAACACCTGTTACAATTTTAACATCAGCCGGGATAACGCTACGATAAATCTTATGATCATCTTCGTTTGCCACAAACACCGTAACTCGTGACATATCCATTTTGTTTGCTCGCAACATAGAGATTGTTTTCTCATTACAAATTGTTGCTCTTTTGTAAGAAGGTATTGCGACTTGATATTCCATGGTTAGATTGTTTTCCCGGATATAGAAGTCTGATACCCGGAACTTGTCAAGGTATGTTCTATTTCCGTAATTTGCCACATATCTGTAATTTTGTAAGGTATGTCGATAAGCTTGACCCTAGCACCGGCAAATAAATCTGGCGAGCCGGGGAACCTTGCAGTAAAAGTAACACCGTCCTTTCTTGCCTTTTCAAGTTCGGACTTGCAAGCATTTATGGCAGTCTCTTTGTCCGGGTATGGGTTACGCAATGTGGTTGCCGGTTTCTTGCCCTCATCTAATGTTATTGTGACTTCCTTGTTCAGTTCTTTATCTATGTACTTCGCACTACACGACATAAACCGGGGACGCTTAGATATATCAAACGACCAAGATGTTATATTGCCGACCCTCAACTCAAACTCTTTTATGTTCTTACCTTTTGTGGTATTACCGGGAAGGACAATTATAATTGAGTCATTTGCGATTTTGAATATCGCATTGTATTTCTGTGAAACCCGGTGAAGTATATTTGAGTCACTCTCGTCAGTTTGCTGGACGGTTGCAATCTGAATATCTTTTAGTGCCGGGTCAATCTCAAGACCCAACTTATGTTCTTTGGAAATCTTTAAGGCAAAGTTTCCAAGTGTCTGTGCCTCGTGCGTCCTTGTCTTTCTTTCTTTTAATGTTTCAAGATTTATTCCTCCACTTTTAGAAGCTTTGAACTTTAATGTTATCTTGTTCGGTGGACCATCTATCGAAAAAGCATCAAGATAGTATATTCCGATTTTCTGTATTCTCAAACTATCAGATACTTGTTCTGTATCGTATCCTAAATGTATTTCAAACTTTCCTCCCGGCTCTGGAACTACAAAAGTCTGACTAGGGTCAGATATTAAAATTGTTGCACTATCTTCACCGCTACTCTTTTGAGACTCCGAATTGTCTTTTAATATAATCGAACTTACATATTGTTTCCAATATTCAGTTACCTCGATATTTTCTATAATTATTCTAAATCCCGGTTTCATGACCAGAGACGAATAGTTGTAACCGGTGAAGGATTTATGTCTGGTAAGACAACCGAAAGTCCCGATGGCATTTCAGCACCGTAGTCAGCAAGGTTTGGATTTACCGATAGGACTAACTCAACCATGCCGGGTCTGAGAAATCCGTATGTGTCTAAAATTATCTTATCAAGAATGTCTCCGTCTTTTGTTTTATAAATTAGTGCCATGTGTTAGTATGATTTTATTTGCATCTTGAATGTTATTCTTTTTGCAGTTGCATTTTGGTCAATCAATTCCTCTTGGTAATCTATACTCATTATTACCCAATCTCCGTAAACATTGCCGGCACCATCTACAAGCTGTAAAGGTGTTGCGGTATTTGCCATTTCAATCATGTCGTTAATTTGGTTTAGTCCAACACCATTTGCGTAATTTCTGTATATGCGTCCGTTGATTGTTTTAACTACGCTATTCTTACCAACATATTGCGACACCGGTGACTCACCAATTATATTTTGTTCAGCCCATATCCAACTCTCAACAGTCGAGACCGTATCAAGATTTGCTTTCATTACGGAGAAACGGAAGTCTCCAAGTGCCATCATTGTTTCATTAGCCATATACTAATCCTGTGTCGTAAAGTGAGTCGTTAGAAGCTTGCATACTTTGTCTGTTGAAAATCCTTGCAACTGCATTAGCGATTGCGGTTTGGTCTGAACCGGGTTGAGTCGAAATGTTAATAGTAATATTTTGGTTTCGGTTATTATTTATAGAACTCATTGGGCTTCCGGGATTTCCTTCTTCCGGTAATATGCTTGGGTCTCCCGGGTGTTGCTTTAACCATTCCCGGTCTAACTTTAATTGCCAATCGTTTCTTTCTTTGTTCCATTTTTCAGCATCCGTAAATGAATTGGTCGTAGTTTTGAAGCCAGACCAATCACGATGCCATGGTTGTGCTTTCATTTCCGGTGAACGATAAATGTTTTTACTTTCCTCACCTTTGAATCCAAACAACCATAATACAAATGAGCCAAGCTTGTTCATAAAACCGTCCCACGAAGCAGTGAAACCTTCCCACCAAGCATCGAACTCGTCAGATTGTTTCTGCATTTTCTTGTCCGGAGTATATCCACTTTCAAGTGCGTTTTTCGCTTCCTCATTTAAGTTCGCACTACCTTTATTAAGAAGTCCTACAAGTCTTGCCGGGTTCTTTCCAAAGATTTCAGTACCGAGTTTGCTTTTGCTAACTGAACCTTGGTAATTTTTGAACGCATCTGCAACCAAGTTCATTGCTTCCTGTGCGTCCATTGCTTGCAATGTTGTAGCGTCAAGTCCCAATTCTTCAAATGCGGTTCTCGCACCACCACTTGTATCAACTGCTTCTTGAAGTGAGACTTGGAACTTGTTTAAGTATGTTGTCATTTTTTCTGTTTCTATTCCGACATTTCTTCCGGCGAGCTGTAATGCGGAAAGTCCTTCTACCGTTGTTCCGAGACCGGCAGAAGTATCTTTAAGGTTTTGGGTGTTGTCTGAAAATCTTTTTGCGAGCATGAACAACCCGGTTCCGAGTGCAACAATACCGGCAACGACAATGCTAATTAAACCAACTAACGCACCCAACAATGGCAAGTTTTCTATCAAACTTGGTGCCATACTTTGCATTACTTTACCGAATGCAGGGAACTTCATCATTAGTGCCGGCAATAATCTATTTCCGATAGTTCCAAGATTTAGTCCTTTAATTGAGTCAAGCATCTTTGCCTTGCGTCTCGTTTCCTCCATTTGCATACCGAGTTTCTTTTGTGCCTTTTCGATATTCTTTGTATCGACACCGGCACGACGGAGTGATGCACCGAGTTCGTCTATTGCTCGTCTCTCGTCTTTTACTGCACGACCTGTCTGTTGAACTACTTTTCTTTGTGCCTCTACATTCGCATTATACTTTTTGGTATCCTCTGCGTTTCGCTTCATTGGTGCGAGTGCGAGGAGTTGATTTAACTTTTTAAGTTCATCATTATGTCTCGCTTGTGAGTCTTTTAATGAACCCTGTGCATTTACCAAGCTTCTGATATCATTTTCAGTTTTTCTGAAAACTTTCATACTATCACCAAGTTGTTTAATTCTGCTATCCGCACTACCAAATGCAGAAGCAAATGCACTATTCAAAGATGCACCAATTTCAATTACTGCTGAAAACTTATTTTTAGCCATCTATTGTTTTACTTGGAATTGTTTTCACCCACTCGTAGAAATCATCTACTTCCATAGAATTGATTTCAGCCAAAGACCAACCGGTGAAATTAGCCAAATAAATTACTCCTCTCCGGAGGGAGGTGATTTCGGGAATGTAAAATCCTTTAACACCTCCTGTAATTTAGCGTAGTCGCCGAAGTCCAAAGATTTTAATTCATCGGGTGTGACTTGGCATAAATCCGCAAAGAGATTTATTTCTGCCCCGGCTTCATCTTTATTTTGACGAGCCTTCATCATATCACGCACGAGAGGTCTGCGAACAGAAAGGGTAGAAGTTTCTACACCTCCGACCTTGATTGGGTAATCCAGATTTATAATAGCTTTAGCCATTATAGTCCGAGTAAATCATTCTTCCAACCAAGAGCGTCAACTCCGTTGATAATACGACGAGAATTAACAACATCGATATCGTAAACCAACTCAATACCTTGTAAGTATTTATACTCACGCACGTCCATAACGATTTTAATGGTCGCTGGCTTGCCGGGAGTGAATTCAGAGAAAGTAATTGAACGAATGCTTCCACGCAGATAAGCAGTGATGCCTTCTGTCTCGCCATCTGTGCTTTCTAAAGCCCCACGAATTACTAATGATACCAAGAAACCTTCACCAAGTCCCCAAGTTGACAATGCACTTGTGTCGATTGAAGAAAGAGTGATGTCTGCTTCCATAGCGGACATACCCATGTCAAGTGCGATACTACCGTCCATACCGCCGGCACGATAATCTTCTTTGATTACTTCGAGAGATGGTAATTGAACTGCGTCAACACTTCCTGCGTAGCCGTAGCCGTCAAGAAATGCTGAGAAACCTTTTAGGATTTTATTTGCTGATGCCATGTTTGTATAAGGTAATTATTAGACTACGTCTTGAAGGTAGTCAAGTGTAAGGAGTGAACGGAAAGTAATATGTTCAGCCGGGTAAGGAGGAGTGAAGTCAAACGAGAAATAAACTTTACCTTGTGCGATTGCGGTAGGAGTATTTAAGTCTGGGTCCGCCCAACATTTGCCACCAAGAATTGCACCTTGGGCTACTAAATCATTCAAGTAAGAATTAACTCCAAATGTAACATCGGAAATGTAAGTCTTTGTAATGTTACGGTCAACTGCCCAGAGATGCTTCTTGAGAAGTGAATCGTTGATGATATCAGCAGTACGACGAGTTTGTAAGAATACCCATTTAGCGTCTGATGATAATGTGCGATTGCCCCAAAGACGGAAACCGCCGACATTGATAATCGTAGCAAGCTTCTGCTCGTTCAAAATGTTAGCAAGTGAAGTTGGTTCACCCATTACAAAACCAACCGGGTAATCTGTTCCTAAGATGCCGAGAATAGTTTGATTAGAAGGAGACCACCAAAAACCTTTATCATTATCAGTCTTTGCAATAATTCCAGCAACACGAGAAGATGCCGGTTTTGAAACTTCATCTCCGTTCTGACTTACCTTAACTTGTGGGTAAACCATGTAGATACGGTTCGAGTCAAAATCGTTAGCGTAATTTTGAGCTTCGGAAGGTGTTGCACCGGCAACTCCAGCGTCTGCAACGATTACTGAACGGAGTTTATTGGCAACAACGAGCAACTCGTTAAGCACAGATGCTTCGGTTGTGAAACCGGGTGCGATTAAAATGCGTGGCTCAACACCGAGAACGGATTGTGCTTTTTCAAATGCGTGAACACCGGTAAGGTCACCGGAACTTCCAACAAGATTTGCGACTTGAACATTATGTGTTTCGCTTGATGTTACACGAACAACAACAACGACTGCCCCGGCTTGGTCAAAGATACCTTTAATTCCATCATATAAAGTTCCAGAAACACCTAAATCAGTTTCGCTTGGCATAACACCGGTAAGTAAGACCGGAGTGTTGATTGGAAACTTGGTTGCGTTTGCGAGTGGTGCGGTACCGATAATACCGATTACGGAATAACGAACTGAACTAATTGGTCGAACACCGGTATCAATTTCAAGTAGTTCAACTCCATGTAAGAATGTTTCTGGCATAAGATTTGTGTGTGGTTAGTTTAGTTTATTTAAGTAAGTTTTTCTTTTGTGGTTATTGCAAATAAATCATAAATTAACATCTAACTTTTCTGCGATTTTCTCTACGGTCTGCCGGGTGAGTCGTAGTTCAGTTTGTATAGATGCCATCTTTGTGGACATATCCCTCTCGAAAGCTTCTAACCTTTGAAGTCTTATCTCTAATTGCGAAACTCTCCAAGGAATAACTGCCCATGCGACCAACGCAGAAGCAAGTGAAATAATTGCAGATACTGACGATAATTCTATATTCATTATGGGATTTGTCTCAAAACGATTGCGTAGTTCACTCCATTAATAGTTATTAACAGTTCTTTCGTGTATTCGGAGTGGCTCATATTGCCAGAAGTGGTAGGTGAGTTAGTGACTGCTGACGCAGGAACAAGCGTAGCACCATTTACCTTTAACCCGGTTGAGTCAATGGTAAGAGCAACGGTAGCGTCCGGAGAAACACCAATTCCGACACGACCAGAATTAGAAACTACAAATGCAGTTGCGTCCGGAGAAGTTTCATCTTCGACCCGGAGTGACTCACCTGTGCCAAGGTTTGTAATTTTTAAGCCACCACCATTACCATTTGCAGTAACTATAACAGTAGGATTATTTGTATCTGTTGCTTGAAATATTTGATTAGTCGTAAAAGTATTTGCCCGGTTAGTATCAGCAACGAGACGATTTACATTATTTCCATCTGCATAACGAATGCCGGTTGAACCAATCCAAACATCACCGGCGATTGTAGTAGTTGGAGTTACACCTGTTTTGATATTAAATCCAGATGCGGTCAAGCTTCTATCACCAATTATTTTTCCGGTAAATGTAGCACCAGAAAGTTGAGCATAATTCGCAGGAATGAAAGCAGTTACCTGCGTAGAGTTATCACCAAACTTTATGCCAGATGAATTTGTTGGAAGTTCAAGACCGCCACCATAAGGATTGAAGTTAAAATAATTATTTGTTCCAGCACCTGTGTCGTTATATGCATTGATTACAAAATTAGTATTTAATGGATTTCTAATTCTTGAA